GTATCAATAATGGCGATTACACGCAAATCAAGAGCATTTAAGGATATAAGTCTGTCTTTTTCACCTCATCCAGTGACAAAAGACCTTCCTGTGCTACTTAATGAACGTGCAATTGTCAGGTCAGTGAGAAATTTAGTTGAAACAATACCTACTGAGAGGTTTTTTAACTCTTTATTAGGCACAGACATACGAGATTCACTATTTGAGAACTATTCAAGGACAACAGTTACTGTTATTGAAGACCAAATACGTGAAACAGTGTATAACTTTGAACCTAGAGTTAGTAACCTTGGTCTTGAGGTGGTAGGCAGACCAGATTTAAATGAAATAGAGGTCAAGGTACTTTTTGACATAGTTGGATTGGAAGTTCCAACTCAATCTTTCAGTTTCATATTAGAACCAACCAGATAATATGCCCTTTACTCAGTACACTAGTTTAGACTTTGAAAATATCAAAGCACAGATCAAAGATTTTCTCCGTTCAAACTCCAATTTTAAGGATTTTGACTTTGAAGGGTCAAACTTTTCTGTTCTAATTGATACTTTAGCATATAATACTTACATTAACTCATTTAATGCGAACTTAGTTGCAAATGAGTCATTTTTAGACTCTGCAACTATTCGTGAAAACGTGGTTTCACTTGCTCGAAACATTGGATATGTACCACGTTCAAGAAGATCAGCGATTGCAACAATAAAACTTGGAGATGTTGACTTAGGTTTAACTACAAATGCTACACCAAAGAAGTTAACGCTTAGATCTGGACTTGTATGTATTGGAAACAGTGAAAATACAACTTATCGTTTTTCAATACCTGATAATATTACATCAACTAAAATTGTAAGTCGAAGTGTAGGCACAGATGCAAACGGAAATGCTATTATTCACTCATTTGCCCAATTTGCTGATAATATATCAATTTACGAAGGAACATATCTAAATCGTGTGTACAGAGTTGATACATCACAGGATCAAAGATTTATAATTGATAGTCCTGGTATTGATGCATCAACATTAAACGTATATGTTGCAGATCCAAACCAAGCTACGATTGGAAGAAAGTATACGAAGGTTGATAATATTTTAAATTTAAATAAAAACTCAGAAATCTATCTTTCACAAGAAATTCAAGATGAAAAATATGAAATTTTGTTTGGAGATGGATTTTTTGGTAAAAAACTTGATAATGGATCAAGAATCACTGCAACTTATATTGTAAGTGAAGGAAAAGATGGAAATGGTCCAAGTAATTTTAGTTTCCAAGGAACCTTTACAAAAGACGATGGAACTTTCTTTACTCCAACTGATAGTGTGACAGTAACTACCATTACAAACGCTTCTAACGGGGCAGAAGTTGAAGATGTGTCGTCTATTAAGTATTTTGCACCAAGACTTTACTCAGCACAACACAGAGCAGTTACATCAAGAGATTATGAGGCAATAATTAATCAAATTTATCCACAAACAGAGTCTGTTGCAGTCATTGGAGGAGAGGAGTTAGATCCACCACAATTTGGAAAAGTGCAGATAAGTATCAAACCAAAAAATGGCACTTTTTTATCTGATTTTGATAAATCGCAGATTAAGAATAAATTAAAAAGTTATGCAATTGCTGGAATCAACTCTGAGATAATTGACCTTAAAATACTCTATATTGAAGTTGACTCTAACGTATACTATGACCCCATAAAGATAGGTTCATCAATCAATCTAAGAACAGATGTTCTAAGTGCATTGCAATCTTATGCAGATAACGTTGAGATGAATAAATTTGGTGGAAGATTCAAATATAGTAAAGTAAATCAACTAATTGACCGTATTGATGATGGTATTACCTCAAATATCACTAAAGTAATCATTAGAAGGGACTTGAATGCCTTAATTAATCAATTTGCTCAATATGAATTGTGTTTTGGCAACATGTTCCATATCAATCCTGTTGGATATAATATTAAAAGTACTGGATTTACAATTTCTGGCAGTTTAGAGACAGCATATTTTACTGATATTCCAAATAAAGATGCTGCAGGTAATCTTGATGGAAGCATGAAAGGAACTATTAGTGTTGTTACTAAAGATCAAAAAAATAATATTAAAGTTCTAATGAAGGAAGCTGGTTCTGTTGACTATAAAAAGGGTGAGATAATATTAAACACCATTAATATTACATCAACTGTCTCTCAAAACGACATAATAGAAATACAAGCATTCCCAGAATCTAATGATGTTATAGGTCTCAAAGATTTATTTGTTAGTTTAGACATTTCTAATAGTAACATAAATATGGTGAAGGACGTAATAGCATCAGGAGAAGATGTATCAGGTGTTGTATTTACTAGAGATTACTATACCTCAAGTTACTCAAATGGAGTTTTAGAGAGGAAATAATTTATGTCACAATTTGACAAAAGAATAAAAGTCAATACAATTATTGAGAATCAGTTGCCAGAGTTCGTCTCTGCTGATTTTCCTAACGCAGTCGAATTTTTTAAACAATATTATATCTCTCAAGAATTTCAAGGAGGTCCAACTGATTTAATCAGTAATTTTGATCAATATTTAAAAGTCGATAATTTAGTTCCAGAAGTCATTGTCGGTGTCACTTCAATTACAACTAGTATAGAATCAACTGATACAACTATAAATGTTCCAAGCACTAAAGGATTTCCAACAGAGTATGGTTTACTTAAGATAGATGATGAAATAATATCTTACACTGGAATTACATCTACTTCATTCACTGGATGTCTGCGTGGTTTTAGTGGAGTAACTGGATATAATGTTGGGATTTCATCTTCATTATTAGATGTTAATAAAGAAAGTTTAAAATTTGAAGAAACTACAGCATCTTCACATGTTAATGGTTCTGTAGTAAATAATCTATCTGTTTTATTTTTACAAGAGTTTTATAAAAAATTAAAAAAGACGTTTTTACCAGGTTTTGAAAACTCAACTTTAGCATCAGACTTAGATGTTGGTAACTTTGTAAAATTTGCTCGTTCTTTTTATCGTTCAAAAGGTGTAGAGGAGTCAATAAGAGTTTTATTTAAGGTATTATATGGAGTAGAGTCAAGGATTTTAGATCTCGAAAATAACGTAATTAAACCCTCTGATGCTGAGTATATAAGAAGAGAAGTAATAATTGCAGATTTAATTACTGAGGATAAAGATCCTCAAAACCTAGTAGGACAGACAATATTTAAAAATAATGATTTAGGAACTAATGGATCTGTATCTGAGGTTGAGATATTCAATAGAGATGGTAAAACTTATTATAAAATTGCATTATTTGTAGGATATAGTGATCGTGATTTAATACAAGGTATATTCTCAGTAACTCCACATACCAAAGTATTATCGGGAGTATCAACAACTGATTCTATTATAACTGTTGATTCAACTATTGGTTTTGGTAATACAGGAATTCTTAAGAGTGGAACTAATACAATTGAATACAAATCAAAATCTTTAAATCAGTTTTTTGGATGTGAAGGTATTGATGTCCCTATTAATACTGCAGATAGTATAAGAAATGATGACTTTATATTTGGTTATGAGAATGGTGATGCAACTAAAAAGGTTGAATTGAGAATTACTGGAGTTTTATCTAAATTAGTAACTGATGAAAACTTATCTTTAATTAGAGAGGGAGAAAAAATATTTGTAAAGAATGTTGGAGAAAAAATATTAAATGAATCATTAGATTATAGACAAAAATTCGTAAATAGTTGGATTTACAATTCAAGTTCAAGATTTCAAGTTGGAGTTACTACTAGTGAAATTGGTGGAACAATTAAATTAAACACTAAGATTGATAAATCATCTATTAAAGATGGCGATACATTCCAAGTATTAAGAAGAAATGAGACAACTGCTGACGATTTCTTTACAATTCCCAATGGTGGAGTTAATCTGAGTGATAATCAAATAAGTGTTCAAAATTTAAATTTTAATCCTGTTTTAGGTGAAGAATATGATATTCGTAGAGTAATTAAAAAAGCGTCTAGTTCTGGAATTGAGATAAGAGAAGGAAACAATAATATTATGTCAGACATATTAAATGTTTATGTTGACGGTACTGCAGATGGATATGTTGCATCAAATTCATTACCAAGTTATACAATTACAGATAAAGTTATAGATGAAAAGATAATTGGTATTGCTCAAACAACAACTAATTTTTCACTAGATGGACTAAATCCAGATACTGATTCATACAGTTTCCTCAGTTTTAATTTTGATACAATTAGAGATATTAAATTTATAAGGGGAGATGCTATAGTATACAATTCAGTTAAAGATCCTAATTCTACGGATAATAATCCAAGCGATATCATTCCAGGTTTGAATGATGGTGAAATATATTATGTTGATCCACAACCAGAACAACCTGGCACAAAGATTACTAGAATAGCACTTTATTTGTCCAGAGCACAAATTGGAACAGCTAGCACTGTACAAATTGGTTTAGGTCAATCTCTGACAGATCAGCATATATTTACACTTCAAAGACATCATGATAAGAAAATAAGTGCAAATAAAATTTTAAGAAAGTTCCCGTTAGAACAAAATTTATTCAATGCAACTAATAATGATGAAAATGTAGATGATATTGGATTATTAAAAGACGGTGTAGAAATAAGATCTCCAATATCGGAGGATTTTATAAGTTATGGTGGTATAACTAAAATAGACGTTATAAATGGGGGTTCTGGTTATGATGTTAATAATCCACCAAAAATATTTGTAGAATCTAGCACTGGTGAACAGGCTTTGGCAGAACCAGTTTTATCTGGATCTGTCGAAAAAGTTCTTATTGATCCACAAGATTTTGATATTGCATCTGTTAAGAACATTTCATTAACTGGTGGAAATGGTACTGGATGTGTATTAGAGGCAATTACAGGAGAGAGATATAGAGAATTAGAGTTTAATAGTAAAGATATATTTTTTGGTGGTGGTATTGATATTGAAGACGAAACAATTACATTTACACGAAAACACAACTTAGAAAACGGTGAATTAGTTTATTATTTGAATAACGGAAATCCATCTATAGGAATAGGTGCTGCTTATGATGGCACTAACACAATTACTGGAACATTAGCAAGTGGAGATCCATATTATGTAAGAGTTGTAAACTCTTCTACTGTTAGAATCTATAACACAAAAAATGATGCTTTATCTGGAATTAACACAGTAGGATTGTCAACTGATACTGCAGCAAGTGGTATACATGCTTTTAGAACTATATCAAAAAATACTATAACCGATATAAAAGTAATTAATTCTGGAGAGGGTTATCAACATCGAAAATTGATTGTTAAACCATCTGGTATATCAACCTCTTTCAATACTATTAATTTTGTTAATCATGGTTTCAATCATGGTGACTTGGTTGATTATGCACCTATGGTAGGTATTGGTTCAACAATGCCAAAAGAAATTCAGGGATTATCAACAACAACATCTTACTATGTGATGAAAGTTGATGA